ACCGCTTGTGCAGACCGCTACCGCGAAAATTGCAATACCACAAAAGCTGACGGAATACTAGAAAGGCGTTGCCCATGAACCCAGACAAACGCCTAAGCAACGAACAAATCAAAGCTCGACTAATCCTCATCGTAGGAATCGGACTGACCGCATCCTTCGTCATGGCAATCGCATCACTCATCTTCGGACTGCTCTTTGTCGTGCAACCTACAGAGCAGTCTCCCAATGACGCCGAAGCATGGGGAGTCTTGTCGCCGATGCTCATGACTTTGGCAGGCGGCTTGATCGGTCTGCTCGCTGGCAACGGACTTAAAGACCGTCCTAAAGATCCACCTACATTATGAGCGTGATCCCAGCGAACCCAGCAATCCCAAACTCAAGACCGTACACAGGTAACTCGGACGGAGCCGCAGCTGGCCCTAGAAGCGGAATGGACGAATGGATCAGACAAGCGATTCGCTACGGCAACGGAGCCTTCTGGAACAATGGGTCGTGGGGCGTAAGAAAAATGCGCGGATCCGAAAATCTGTCAGTGCATGCCACAGGGCGCGCAGTAGATCTTTCATACCGCAAGTCAGAACAACATCCGAACGCAAGTCGCAAAGGATCAGTTGCCTTTTTAAACATCGTTACCGCTAACGCGAACGCGCTCGGACTTGAATGCGTACTTGATTACATTGCACCATTCGGACGCGGCTGGAGATGCGACCGACAAAAGTGGCAGAAATACACCAAAGAAACTATTCACGGCGTACCGGGCGACTGGCTCCATTATGAAATCTCGCCTGCTATGGCAGACTCTCCAGCCCTTGTCAAACAAGCCTTTCAGAGAGTGTTCGTCGAAATCCCCCAATAGCGCACACTGATCCTCTATGGTCGAAGTACCGACGATAGGAGTGAAATTATGACCGAACCAAAAGTCTTCATCTATGAGGTAGGTCGGTGCTCAATGGACAACGGACAAGAAATACTTGTTCAGATCTTTAGACACGAAGACACCCACAAAATCATCCGCGCCCAAATCGCCTTCCGCACATTGGCTGGCGACAGCTGGGGCGTCCCAACAGAATTGAGTTTTCAACAATGAGCTATTTAACGATCAAAATCTTTGCATGGGTAACTATAGGGCTATGTCCTTTTGTGCTCCTCTGGGACGCTTCTAAAGCGCCTGAAGGCATGTCTCAAGTGAGCCCCGTGACTTCCTACGCCACTATCCCACTAGGCACACTGCCAGTCGTAGTCACACCCCCCGTCACTACGCCGGCTACAGCTTGCGCGCAAGCTCTCAACCTTGCCTTGAGTGTTGGATGGCCTGCCACCGAAACACCGACTTTGATGCGCGTTCTAAAGCGTGAGTCAAATTGCACGCCAGACGCATTCAACCCTCGAGACACCGCAGGCGGCTCTTACGGCTATATGCAAATCAACGGATTCTGGTGCACCCCTTCGGCATACTGGCCCCAAGGTTGGCTACAAGCGAAAGGAATCTTGACAGTGTGCGACGAATTGTTTGATCCCAAAGTAAACCTCACCGCAGCTCTCGCAGTGTGGCATAATTCTAAATGGACACCTTGGAACCTTCCGAAGTGACCGAAGAGCCTTATCCCGAAACTGGTATCACAGAGGAGACCCGACAGATGTATCCCGAAAACTATTCCGACAAATACAACAAAGTATTCAAAGAGTTCATAGATGACATTATGCGCCCTAATCATGTAGCGCGCCCAATAGATCGACTAGACGATAACGAAATACTTTTAGACGAACTCACAATTATTTACGATGCACACATGACGATCGGCGGAGAGCAAAACCGATTCAATGCAAGTGTGATTCGTGCGGCGATTAACTGCATCCGGGCTTACTCCGCATGAACGATCTCCAACTCTTTGCACCTACACGCGGACTCGGCGCATACCGTGAAGAATGTGCCATAGACCGAAACACCGTCATCATCTCACCCAGCGCAAAACCGACTTCTGCAAGTGCAGCTCTAAACGCCTTGCCTAAATCGGGCTCAAAGCGTCGGCGCGTCTATGAGTACCTAAAGCAGACAGGCGGAGCGACAGACGAAGAGATTGAGCGCGCATTGGGCATCTCTGGCAACACTGTCAGACCTACCCGGGGCTCCTTAGTCAAAGACAAGTTTGTCTACGCCACAGACCTTGAGCGTCCAACGCTTGCAGGCAACATGGCGATCGTCTGGAAGGCGCGCTAATGGCACACTTTGACCTCTCGCTCTATGAGACCGTTGCACAGCGTCTTGAGCGCTTTTGGACTGCCTACCCACACGGACAGATCGTGACCGAAATGGTGCACTACGACGGATCCACAGTGCTCTTTAAGTGCACCTCATACGACAACGACGGACGACTCATCTCAACGGGCTACGCCGAAGAAGTCATGGGAAGCTCTCCAGTCAATAAAACTTCGTTCTGCGAAAATGCGGAAACTTCGGGAATCGGGCGTTGTATAAGTAACGGGCCCCTAGGACATACGGGAGAACGCGCATCAGTGACCGAGATGGCAAAGGTAAACCGCGTGAATAGCACGCCTGCACCGGACACATTCGGCGGCGCTACACCTAAACAGATCGGCTTCTTAAAGTCACTAGCGCGCGGTAAAGCATGGGATGACTTCCAGCTGCTTGAGTTCATTCACAAGACTCTCGGCGTAGACGATGTAGTGGTGGAGACCTTGTCATCGGGACAGTGTCGAGTCTTAATAGACAGGATGAAAGCATGAGAAACCCCAACGAAGAGTACGACCGATTGCACGATCACATGACAGCGATTGCGCGCGAGCGTGACAACTCAAACCGAATCATTAAAACCCTTGAAGAGCGTATTAAAGAATTAGAAGATGAGCTTGTCTTGGCGCATGAAGCTTTAGCGCGAAGGTACACAAGACCATGAGTCGCACAGTCTGGCTTGCATTGGCTCTTACTGTGCTATGTGCAGCTTTAATGGCATGGAGTGACAAGAAGTGAAGCCTGGACATGCAACATGGATCACTTATTGCGTGATATGCAGCGCGGCGTGCACAAACAACGGATCAGGAAGACCGAGAAAAGTTTGCTCTAAAACTTGCAAAAGCGAGCATGCGAGAAGTCATCAAAAAAAGATGTACAAGCCCAAAGGACAATATCGACGCGACTGGAATGACGCTTGGATTAGAGAGTGCAAACTTGCTAGAGGTAATTGTCTGGACTGCGGATATGTGCAAGATGAGCGAACGAGTAGAGCATTTGATTGGGATCATCGCGACCCAATGACAAAACTGTTCGAGATCAGCAACATACCTGCACGAACATCTAAAGAACAGATACTTGAAGAGATGCTGAAATGTGATGTAATCTGCCGAAACTGTCACGCACTTAGACCTACATCATTCTTGGGAAAACCTCGCAACCTGCGAAATAGAGCTCATACACAACTAGATCTAGGCGGCTTGTTCGCTTCATAAAAGTATTACAACTGGCAAGCAGCAAGGCCGTATCACCTTCGCAAGTGACGGGGCTAATCCAAGGGAACTTGGTTAGATCGGCGCGTCCAAAACTTGCAACACGAAAAGAATTGGCAAAGCGTCGAAGCGCAGTGAGTAAAGGAATTGAATAGGGAGTCCAGTGATGGCAACGGACGGGAGGCCCTTCAGGGGTCTGTCTTGCATTACGCTTAACGATGACATACCGAAAACAAACTCAACAGACTCGAGCCCGACATGCAACACACTCAACATCAATCGAGAGCAAGCCGCTCCCTTGCGGCGCGGTAGTGGGGTAAAACAATGGAACCCAACAGAGAACGAAACACACCACAATACAAACACGCACGCGCCGAACTACTTCGCGATCAACCCACATGTCATTGGTGCAGACGCGCAGAAGCAACCGAACTAGACCACCTCGTTGAGTCAGATTCAGGCGGCACAATAAGCGAGGGCTTCGTCCCGGCATGCAAGCCATGCAACTCAAGACGCGGCGCAGAATACATAAACAAAAAAAGTGCGAAACGAATACATGATCGCAAAATGATTCTTTTGCCCCCCGAAATAAAGCCCCCGAGCCCCATGCTTGTGTCTATCCCAACTGGCCTGAACCAGCCTGAACCAGCCGAGATTAACCACGACCAGCCAAGACTCGAGACGATCGTGCCAGACTGTGACGGATCGTGGGGGAGCCTTGTGGGGGACATGGCTTTAGAGCTGCTTCACATAGAGCTCATGCCTTGGCAAGTTCATTGTCTTGAGCGGATGCTTGGATTTACCCATGCACCTGACGGACAGGATGATCTTGTGCACCGTTCAAGCCTTGTATCTGTCGCAAGACAAAATGGTAAGACCGTCCTGATTCAATGCTTGATCCTATTTTGGCTTTTGGAGATGCCAAGGATCCGAGGCACAAAACAAACGATTCTTTCTACTGCTCACACTTTGACGCTCGGGACTTTGCTCTTTGAGGAACTGGCGCCAACCTTGGAGCGTCTAGGTGCAACGATCTACAAGTCGTATGGTCGGAACTCGGCGACGATGCCAGACGGATCTCGGTGGATGGTGCGCGCGGCAAACCCTTCAATCGGTCACGGAATGTCGGTAGACCTGATCTGCGCCGACGAAATTTTTGACATCTCCGAGATCGCTATGGCTGGCCTGATCCCAACCCAGCGCGTCCGCAGGTCTCCGCTCCTAGCAATGTTCTCTACCGCTGGCACCGAATCAAGTTTGCTGTTTATCAGACATCGAGAGAACGCGCTTCGCCTGATTGACACAAACAACCCTTCTAACTTTTACTTTGCCGAATGGAGCCCACCGCCAACAGTGGATCCGATGTTGGAATCGTCTTTCGGTTGGGGGAACCCAGCACTCGGACACACTCTCACAATGGACACTTTGCGCGCCGAATCCAAAGATCCAGACCGCTCAAACTTTTTACGAAGCTCTCTTAACATGTGGATCGCCAGCACCCAGTCATGGATTCAGACCCACTTATGGCCTGACCTAAAGTACGACGGCCCGATCCCTTCTGGCGGCGTCATCTCCGTCGAAGCATCAATGGACGAATCGCGCTACTTCGCGACAAAGTCGGTCGCACTTGGCGACGGTCGTACTTGTGTCTCGGTTGCCTTCACTGCCGAAACCGCTAAAGAATTGTGGGCTTATGTCGGAGCATTGGCGGCGGCTGATCCTGCAATCAAATTCATCTTCTCACCGACTATTGACGCACATTGTCCACCGATCTTTGAGCGTCGGCGCGTCGTAATGGGCTACAAAGAAATATTGCAATACACCCCCATAGTAAGAAACATGATTAGCGAAGGTCGTATTGTGCACACTGGCGAAGCGATGCTTGCCGAGCATGTCTGCCGCGCGGTGATGGTCAGAACGCAGGGCTCCATAGCAGTCAGCTCGCAAAAGTCAGCCGGGCCCATCGAGCTTTGTCGGACGATGATCTGGGGAGCAGCTGCCGCAGCGCGTCCAGCAAACTCTCAAAAACCTTCAATGATCTTGATCGCAAACTAGAGTCATCTTGGCACTCGTCCGCTTTCTTGCCTGTCGTCGGGATACCGCGAGTCACTGGGCGAGTGCCACCATGATCCGCTTGTTATGTGTCATCATGTGATATGGCTATCTTCTCAAAATCCCGTGATCTCGCTGTCTCTGTAGAACCTTCGGTCAAAGCGGCGGTAGGTGCATCGTCCTATTCGCCTTTGCGCTCGTTCGTATCTTGGCAACAGGGCGCGCGGCGAGCTCGCAGCATGACGCTTCCTGTGATCGTGCGCGGTCGCGATTTGATCTGCGGAACGATCTCGGGAATGAAGCTAGAGATGTATCGCGAAATGTGGAACGGCGAAGAGATGGAAGAAGTTCCACTAGCTCCGCGCGCTTGGCTTGCACGAATTGATCAAAGTGTGCCAAACCAATTTATTCTTAGTTGGACTATTGACGACCTCATCTTTGAAGGGCGAGCCTTCTGGATGATTGAATCGCGCACCGCCGACGGCTACCCAGCATCGTTTACTCGGCTACCTGCCGCAATGGTGCAAACACTCGATCAGCAAGGCGAATGCTTTTTTGGCCCATCAAAGCAAGTTGTCTTTAATGGCGTCCAGTTAGACCCGCGCGATCTTGTGCAATTCATCTCACCAATGCAATCACTAAACACGACTGCGGCGCGCGCAGTAGAGATTGCGCTTCGCATAGAAGAAAGTAGGCTTCGCGCAAGCCAGTCAGTTTTACCTTCGGGATATTTGCGGCAGACGGGCGGTGAGCCCTTGTCGTCTCAAGAATTGAGCGATCTGGCAGCGCAATTTAATTTGGCGCGAACCAGTGGCAACAACACTGCCGCGCTTAATGAGTTCCTTGAGTATGTGCCTACAACGGCAACACCGGACAAGATGCTTATGATCGAGTCTGCTGATTACAGTGCGCGTGACCTCGGCAGACAATTGGGTGTCCCTAGTTACCTTTTGTCCGTATCAATTGGCGCGTACTCTTACCAGTCATCCCAGCAGTCGCGCATTGATCTTTGGACTTACGCTTGCAAAGCTCTTGCCGACTGCATCACCGAAACACTCTCATCCGACAATGTGCTCCCACGCGGAACCTATGTCTGCTTCGACACAGACGATTTCTTAGCCGAGGCTTACATGGGCGGCGACATGCCAGAAGACCGTATGAACGAAACAGATATCCCACTAGACGCACTTATAGAAAACTAGGATTCCACCATGATCAGACTTACCACTGAAACTTTTACGATTGACGCCGCCGAAGGCGAAACACCGCGCCGCACAATCTCGGGAATTGCGGTCAGATATAACACTCCAGCAAAAGTAAGTGATGGGACGATGGTGGCCTTTGCACCCGGATCTCTTCCAGTGGACGGACGCGCACCGACTCTCCAGATGTACCACGACTCAAGCAAGGTCATCGGCACCGTTACCGAGCGTCTAGAAACCCCTGAAGGAATGCTCTTCGTGGCGAAAGTATCTAACACTCGGGACGGCGATGAGGCGCTTATTCTTGCGGCCGACGGCGCGCTTCCCGAAGTCTCGGTTGGCGTTGAGCCGATCAATTTTAAGTACGACAAAGAAGGAACCATGATTGTCACCTCGGCATCTTGGAGCGAGCTTTCGCTTGTCGCTCGAGGCGCCTTTGACGCACCTATCCAGCAAGTCGCAGCATCCACCCCAAAAGAAGAAGAAGTTACTACTATTCAAGAAGAACCTCAACAGGAGACAGAAACCATGAACGAAACAGTCGAAGCCCCAGCCGTAATTGAAGCATCAAAAGTAACTCAAACAATCTTTGCCGCTGCAAAGAAAGAGTTCAAGATGCCATCAGCCGCCGAATACATTTCGGCCTTTATGGTTGGCGGAGATCAATTCCACGCAATGCGCGAAGGCATCCAAGCAGCTGCGCCTAATGTGCTCACCACAGACATCCCCGGCGTACTTCCACTTCCAATCGTTCAACCTGTCTACAACAACTTCATCGGTCGTCGTCCAGTCATTGACGCAATCGGCGCAAAAGCAATGCCACAAGGCGGCAAAGTTTTCATCCGACCAGAAGTAACGACACACACTTCAGTCGGACAACAGACAACAGAAAACACTTCCTTGACACAAGGAACTTTCGTTGTTACCGACAACCAAGTTACAAAAAATACTTTCGGAGGATTTGTCACCGTCTCCGAACAATCAATCGATTTTTCCCAACCAGAGATCATTGGCTTGCTACTCGACGATATGGGTCGTATCTACGCAAACGAGACCGACAACTTTGCAGCAGACAACCTACGCACAGGCGCAACAGTGACAAGCAATTTCACTGCCGCTTCAGCTGGTGATCCTGCAACTTGGGCAGCATGGGTAGCAGGAGCCGCAGCAACAATCCTTTCAGGATCAAACGGCAACCTTCCGACTCACATGTTCTTGTCGCCAGGAATCTGGCAGGATCTTCTTGGCTTGAGCGATACAGCAGATCGTCCGCTATTCCCACAGATCGGCCCTATGAACGCATTCGGCAATCTTGCACCGGGACAAGCCAACGGAAACGCATTCGGCTTGCAGGTCGTAGTGGATCGTAACTTTACGAACCCAACTTTGATTGTTGGCGATGCAACTGGATACGAGATCTTCGAGCAGCAAAAGGGCGCAATTTCAGTTGATGTACCTTCAACTTTGTCGCGGACAATAGCCTTCAGAGGGTATCTTGCAACACTGATGATTGACTCTTCCAAGTTCGTCAAAGCAAGCTTCGTCTGATCCGAAAGGTAAGCCAAAATTATGGCTGCCTACACGGTCACACATAAACAACTCACCGACAACTACGCAGTCTTACAGCTTCTTACAGAAGCCGAGATTGAAGTTGGCGCAAGCGTTGTCATCACTGGAGTTGATGCGACTTTCAACGGAACTTACATTGTCTACGCTCTGCCGCAATATGCGTTCATGGGCGTGGACGATGAAGGCGATCTTCTCTTTGATCCGCTTGTTACCATTCCGAATCAGGTGCTTTACGCAAAGACCGCCGATGATGTCGCGCGCGCTGCTTCTTCTGGAACTCTCACGATAACGCAAGTTGCTCAATGGGTCACCGCTGCAAATCTCGAGGACTGGATCGGAATCGGCACAGCAACCGCAGCCGACGCCGCATTCCTTACAGTGTGCGCCGCAGCTGCTTCACAATTCTGCTGGCGTCGCCGAATGGAAGCAGGCTATGTGGACTCGCTTACGACTGTGCCTTCGCAAGATGTCTTCTTAGGAACCCAGATGTACGGCGGCGCGCTGTATCGCCAACGCGGATCGGTAGATCAGTTTGCTTCGTTCCAGAATATGGGAGTAACTCCAGTGATGGGTCTGAACGGAATGATCCGCCAGCTCCTAGGGATTGATCGTCCGCAGGTCGCCTAATGCCTGTACCTAATTACACAGATCTATTTAACGAAGGCTTTGATGATCTAGTCGCAAAGCTTTCAACGGTCGTAGGGCTCCAAATAAATAACGATCCACGCAATATCACTCCGCCTTCCTGCTTCGTCAATATTGACTCCATAGACGGGTATAACTACAATGTCGCAAAACTTAACTTCACCTTGCAGATCATCACGCTAGGCCCGGGCAACTTAGACGCCCAGAAAAGCCTGCTCAATATCCTCGCCCAGATCTACGCGCTAAACATTGGGGTCGTATCTGGACGCCCAACCAACCTAGACATCGGCGGCTCAACGCTTCCTGCTTATGAGCTGTCGGTCTCAACTGTCGTGCAGACTGCCTAATCCACACTCTCGGCTTCATTATGTGTCAAACTAAAACCAACACTTCCAAGGAGTAACTCATCATGGCAACTTCCACAATCCTCTCAAACCCACAAGTCAAATTCGGATCGGTTGATCTCAGCGGGTGGTGTACCTCTGCCGTGCTAACTCGCACCGTTACGGCCCTAAATGACACAGTCTTCGGCAACACTTCCAACACTTTTACCGCAGGTCTTGAAGACAATGAATTGACCGTCACACTTTTTCTTTCATACGAAGCCTCGGCCACTTATGCGACACTTTCGCCATTGGTCGGCACCAAATTCGTTGTCACGGTAAAACCAACAACGGCAGCGGACTCGGCTACGAATCCTGCCTTTATTTTGACAAATACTTATCTCGAGTCTTTACCTGTAATTTCTGCGTCGCTTGGAGAGCTCCAGTCCGTTGATATAACAACCATGGGCGGTGTCTACAGTGTGGATGTCACAGCATAATTAACGGCCTTCCTTGGCCCGACGAAAGGAAACAAAGTGAAGATTAAACTCACGCTTACACGCGGAGACAAAAAAGAAACACTCATCACGAACCTCTTTGCGATCGCCGAGTGGGAACGCCTAGAGAATCGTCGAGTCTCTGACGGTCGCGGTATCGGTGCATCGGACATGGCTTGCTGGGCGTATATCATGCTTGGCGTCAAAGGCGAGACGCTTCCTGCTACTTGGCGGGAATGGCTTAAAGCAAACCCAGATGTCGAGATCGGCGTAGAGGACGCAACTGATGTAAACCCTACGGACGCGGCTACAGGCGACAACTCGCCGAACTTGTAGTCGCGACAGGGTGGGCTCCCACTTTCTACGCTGACACCTTCGACACGCGAGACCTAACTACCATTGTCGCAGTGCTAGAAAAACAAAACAAAAAGAGGTGACATGGCTGAAGGAATTGAAACTCGCATAGAGGTCTATGGCCTTAAAGAAGCACTAAAAGAACTAAACAAGATTGACAAGTCTTTACGGCGCGAGATCACGAAAGATTACAAAAGGATTACAGCTGGTCTAGTCTCCGACATTGAATCTGCTATACCCCTAAATTACCCTCTGTCAGGCTGGCAAAGAAGCTGGTCTTTGCGCGGCTCCTATCAGGTCTTTCCTTGGCCTACCGAGCACAAAGTCAAAGCGTACATAAATACAAAACCGCCAAAAGAGTTCCGACAAAACACGGTGAACCTCACGACTTTTGCTATTAGGTGGCTTGGCGCGGCAGCTTCATTCTTTGACTTCTCAACAAGTAACCGCATGGGCGCTGCACTAACAGCCAAGTACGGAGATTCATCGAGAGTAGTATGGCGTCAATATGAAGCCCACAAAGAAGATCTCAACAGCGCTATGGAGCAGCTAGTGGATCGCGTCGGTAAAGCCGTCGGACAGAAC